CAGCCACGGCGCGCAGGTTGAGCAGCTGCACCACTTTCCAGACCGTGACCATGGCCAGCCAAGCCATGCGGCCGGCGCCGACGGCAAAGGTCAGCAATGACATGGCGGCAATGAGCGCCAAGATACTCAGCGAGACGATGCCGATCACCCGGGTGATGTTGGGGAACATCTGGGTCCAGCGGGTCATGGTGCCGGCGATGCCGGACAGCTTGGCCATCAGCGGAGTAAGGATCGGGATCAGCGCCTGGCCGAAGGCAATGCGCAGTGCTTCGACCGCTGCCGCAAACTGTTGCCACGGATCGACCATGGCCTTGGCCATGTTCTCGGCGTCCTCGAGGCCGCGCACCTTGCCCAGCTTATCCATGCCGTTGCGTAAGCGATCGGTGTCCTTGGCCAGGGAGGTGATGACCTGCGCGCCCTCGCCACCAAACACCTCCAACAGCTTGGCACCGGCTGACGCGCTGGTCAGGTCGCCCAATTTGCCCTGCAGCTTTTCCATGATCTGCAGCATGGGCAAGGCTTTGCCATTGGAGTCGGTAAACGTCATTCCCATTTTTTCGGAAGCGGCGCTCAGGTTCTCGAAGAACGCCTTGTAGCGCCCGCCCGCGTCACCGCCCTCCATGGTGCTGCTCAGCGAGCCGATCACCGCGAATTGCTCAGCGATATCCACGCCGGCGGCGGTGGCGATCGAGCCGACTTCCTTGAAGGCGTCCTTGAGCTGGGCGCCGTCGGTTCGGAACAGTTGCACCGCCAGGGCGGTCTGTCCGCCCAGTCTTTCAACCCATTCGCCCCTGCCCATGGCGTCAGCCTGGCCCTTGAACAGGTTGTACATGGTGCCCACGTAGGCGCCCATGGTTTCGGCATCGGACTTGGTGGCCTTAGCCAACAGGTTGCTGGTGTTGGTGAAGGTGGCCAACTGGCTGCCGGTCAGCCCCTTGATAGCGCCCTCGATGGAGTACGCCGAGGCGACAAAGTCCTGGTTGAATGATACGGAGGCCACCGAGAATTCCAGGGATTTTTGGTTCAGCGCATTCAAGGCGTCTTCGGCCACGCCCAAGGATTTGACCTCGCCCAGGGCGCGGTTCATTTCCAAGGCGGGCTGCAGCGATTCGTTGATGCCAACAAAAGCGCCCGCCACACCACCCAAGCCCAAGCCCATCGTCTTGATGTTCTTTTCGCTTTGCTCGGTCAGCTCGGAGAAACCCATTTTCACCTTGCCCAGTGGTGCAGTGACCTTGTCAGTCAGGGCCAGGATGAAGTCCAGGCGGGCGCTACGGTCGGCCATGTGTTTCCTATCCGTTCAGCGCATGGGCAATGCCGTTGGCAACGGCAAACTCCATGCGCTTCCAGTGTTCGTCTTCCAGCCACTTGGCCGTGCCCATGTTTTCAATGCTGGGCTCGGCACCGGGTAGCCAGCGCCGGGTCAGGGCCATCAGTTGGCCCAGACCGTCCTCGGTCAGGCGGTCAGCGTGCTCGAGGGCTTTTTTACGATGATCTCGACGTCAGGGGCGTACTCCTCAAGCAGGGCACCGGCGATCTGCATGGTCATCACCGGGTTGGCCATCAGCTCGCGTAATTCGGCCTTTTCAGCCGGCAGCACGGTGCTGCTCAGCAAATTGAAGGACGGCGCGACCTTGTTGTTGGCGGTCATAGCGTTGAAGTATTTGGTCACGTCCTGGGGCGTCAGGGTGAAAGAGAATTCCTTGGTACCGACTTCCAGGGTGATATCGCGGGATTGGATCTGGCTCATGTTCGTGTCCGTTGTAGTGGTTGGTTAAAGGGATGATTCAGGTCAGCGCAGACACACCTGGTGCACGTAGTCCTGCAGGCCCAGGATCATTTGCTTGCTGAGGGCAAGCTGGTCTCTGAGGGTGAAATAATCCGATCGAGCGTCTGCTGCGAGTTCGGCGGTGCCTGCATCAGCCACGGCGCCGGCGCCGGTGGTGTCGGGCGTGGTGACGCGGCAGGTGGCTTTGATGCGCAGCCGCTGACGGCCATCGGCAACATCAAGACGCAGAGTGTCGATTTCAGTGCGTGCATCGTTCAGTTCCTGGGTGCGGTTACGGTCGATTGCGTCTCGGGCGGCAAGCATTTCGCCGCTGATGCGGGCGGCCTCGCGCAGGCCATTGACCTCAAACTGCGCGGCGTCCCGTTCTTTACGGGCGGTGTCGCGCTGGCCTTCCAGGATCTGGAATCCAACGAAGGCCGCCAGGCACACCAGCAGCGGAAACAGGATCTCGCGGAGCATCACAGGCCCTCCGCGCACATAGCCGCTTCGGCCCGCCGGCGAGCGTGCAGCCCTGGTACAAACTGCTTGCGGCCCTGGGCATCGGTCACCGACGACCACACCGGGGTCTTGCCGTCCGGGCCCCAGGCCAGTGCCTTGCAGCCCTCGGCGATCCGGCCGGCATTGATCAGGCCTACAGACCGACTGGCGCAGGTGCTGGGCACGCCGAAGTTATGGCCGTGACTGGTCAGTGCGTCGAAGGTCTTCTGCCCGATCGCCGGATTGCTCAGGCAGTCAGCCAGAGCCAACTGGCCTTTCTCGACCACCAGCTGCTCCACCTCGGCGCAGCGCGCCGGCGACCAATAGTCACCAACCACCAGCGGATACGGGCTGGTGTAACGGGTGATGCCCTTGCACACCGTGGGCAGGCCCCGGGCCAGTTGGTCGGGGTAGACGACGTTCTGGCCGCTGCCCTCCCACTTGCCCAGGAACGCGAGCAGAGGCGCGCTGGCCAGCACGATGGCGCCTGTGGCGATCTTGCTGCGCAGGCTCATGGGAACAGGATCCTGAGCAACGCCGGCCCGACCATCTGCGCGACCACGCCCAGAACGGTCAGTACCGCGAGCATTCGGGTCACCTTGGTGCCGATATCGGACACGGTGGCGGTCAGCTCGCGCTGGCCGTTATTCAGGTCCGAGAGCTGGACGGCCATGTGTTCGAACTCGCCTTCCAATCGAGTGACCCGCGTTGGGACGGTTTCATGGCGGTCTTCCAGGTCGCTGACGCGGTGTTCAAGCACGGCGTAACGGCTTTCCAGGCTGGCTTTCGGGGTGGCGCGAGCGGTCATCGGCGCTGTCCTTGCTCGAAAAGGGTTTGGCACGGCACGCAGCGGGTCATACCGCCCAGCGCCTGGCGTTCTTCCGGGATTGGCTTATCGCAATCTTCACAGTGGGTCAGGCTTGGCCCGCTCGGCCGCGTGCGGGCCAGCTGGGCGGCGATCGCCTGGTCACGTTGGCGTTGCTCCAAGGCTTGGGCGCGGTCAAACGGGCACACCATCAGCGCAGGCCCTCGATCTCGGCCGCAGCCAGATACGGCACGCCGTTGACGCGGATAAAGTCCGGACTGGTGACCTCGAACGGCACCTTGTGCTTGGACTTCTCACCGCCTTTAGGGTCGACACTGAGCAGGCTGGACACCTTCAACTTGCAGCCGAAGGCCTCGATGCGCAGTTCCTCTTCGCCAGCCTTGGCAAAGAACACCGAATCGAAGGGCTCCAACTGGCGGAAGCTGCCGGCAGAACGCGCGGCCTCGATCAGCAGGTTGAAGTTGCTGGTGTCGAACTCGAACTCACCGCTGGCTGCCACGTCGCCGTCAACATGGCCGTTAGGAACGCCACGGGTTTGCGCCACGGCGGTGTTGTCGGTGATATCCAGGGTGCAGCTTTCGACATGAATCTGGAGATCGCCCAGGTTGATGTCGAAGTTTTTACCGCCAATACGGGACATAGGGGATTACTCCGAATCGTCGTTGGAAAGATCCAGGGCGATGTTCGCCGTGAGGTCTTTCGGGCAGTTGAGCGGCCGGATCTTGATGTAGATCTCAACCTTGGTTTTGCTGAGCCACACCAGGACGATGTCGCCGTCCTGGGGCGACTCGATCTCACCCGGAAACACCTGGCCGGCGAAGGTCGTGGACTTGGCCATCTGGCGCAGCGGCTTCATGAACGCGCTGATTGCGGTGGCCATGCTGTTGGGGGTGTTGTTCAGGCGCCGATCGCCGACGCGGCGGATCAGCAGCGGGCGGACTTGGCGAGCAGCCTTGTCGGCCAGGCGCAGGTACTCGACCACCTGGAAGTCGCTGGCCGGTGCATCGAGCATGTTGCCGTCGCCCCAGAACACCCCCGGGTAGTCGGGATAGGTTTGCGAGACGGAAAAGCGTGCTTTATCGAGCTCGGCACGGATCGCTGACGGCAGCGGCACGCCTTCTTTGTCGACGGGAATGGGGCCCAGCCCCAACACGGCACCGGACGCCACGCGCATCGGGCTGTCGGCAATGCTCACGGCGGCGTTGGCCAGTCGGCCCGCCAATACGCCCAGGTCATTGCCGTGCAGTTGCGGCACGACCAGGACACGCGGCGCGGCCAGGTCAGCGGTAATTGCTTTGTGTTCGACCAGGTATTCCGCCCAGGTCTGCTGGACGGTAATGCCGGCACTCGCGGCCATCACGAAAGCGCGACGGCCGAAGGTGTTGTTCAGTGCCACGGCCGCGTCATGCATGGCCGACAGTTCAGCGCCTGCCGTAACCGGCGTGGTGATCACCACCGCCTCCACGGAAAAGCCTTGTTGCTGGGCCTTGTCCAAGGCTACGGACCAATCACCATCGGCCGCGATCGGGGCTGCCAGGCACGCCCAGCGATCGCCGCCATTCAGGCGTGCGGCGGTGATCTGGGTTTTCAGGTCATTGGCCGGAATGCCCAGGGCGCCATCGAGGTCGCTATCGGTATTGAGGGGGAGCAACTGACCGACGTTTTTGGCGCCGGTGCCTATGAAAAGGAAATAGCGCTCGATCTCAGTCACGGCACCCTGGCCCAGATTGAGATTGTTAACGCTGACTTTGCCGAGTGCCATGCAGTGCCTCGCTAGCGGGGTGAATTAAGGATTTGTTGGAGCACCTGGTTCAGCAACAAGGCGGTATCGCGCTCGGTGCTGACGCCGATGAATTGGCGCTTGGGCAAGGTGATTTCCCAGCTTTGCGCGCCACTGCTCTCGGTCTTTTCGTCGTCCAAGATGCGGATCAGCAGCCCCGCCTTGGCGTAATTGACGTGTTCTTGAATCCAGGCCACTGACGGCCTGGTCAGTGATTTTTTGCCCTCCTGGCGGACCTTGAAGCCCAAACGGCGCAGACGCTTTGCCTGCTTCACCGTGGCGGCTAGACCCTCGGGAACGTTGTTCCACCGTTTCATCTGGGCAGCCGTGCGGCGTTCACTGACGCCGTTGTGTTGCTGCGCCGCGACCCAACTGGTCAGGGCATTTTTCCAGCCCAGTACGGCTTCATCGGGGCTGACACGGGTGACCTGCATCAGCTTGGCCAGGCCCGCCTCCATCTTTTTCTTGCCCTTGCCCGAGCCCTTGCGTGCCTCGAACGGTGAACCGTCCAGGTTCTGCTGATCGCGCACGCGCTTGCGGCTCATCGTCCGCACGCGCTTGGAGACGTTGTTCAGCAAACGCCGGCGCAGTTGCGGCGGCAGACTGAGCAGGGCCAGTTGCTCGCGCACGCCCAGATAGCCCCGGGCATCGAGCTCGAAAGTGCTACGACCGGCCACGGCTCGATACCTCGCCGTGTTCGGCGGTCCACAGGTCAAATGGGATAAATGACCAGGTGTTGCCGTGGGCTTGAATTTCGCCCTCCGAATCCTCGGCGAGGTACTGCGGTTCGATGAACTCTAGGGTGATGTCGACGTCGGCCAAATCGCTGTCGAGCATGGTGATATCGAACTTCGCCGCCGGCAGTTCGTCGCGGTCCTGGTCGTTGTTCTCGAGCCAGCTCCCCACCAACGCCATCAGGCGTCCCGGGTGATCGGCGAAACGCTCCAGCGCGATCGTGGCGCTATAGCGCATGTCACCCATACGCATGCCGCCGACGTCGGGCTTCCAGATCAGTTCGAGATTCACTTGGTCGGTCCAGCTGTCGAGTTGTTCAGGCTCAACAAGCCGGCGCTCGATCAGGTACGTGGTCAGGGCGCGAAGTTTGATCACAGCAGCGCCGCCGTAATGCGACCACGGCCCTGCAGCGAGCGAACGGCTTGCTGGCTGAACTCCAGGAAAGTTTCCTTGCGCTCGGGCGCTTCCTTGCCCAGGTTCTCAGCACTTTCACGACGGACGACCGAGGCAAACTCCGGCAGCAAACTGGCTTTGGCGCGGCAGTACACGGCACGCTTGTAAGTCTCGGCTTGAAAGGTGCGCTCCGGCAGGACGGTGGTGTCTGCAGACTCAACGCGTGACACTCCAGCGTCCTGCCAGCGCGCTTTTAACGTGGCCAGGTCACGATTGACCTGAGCCATGGCGGTAGCCAAGTTGATGACCAGCATGTCGACCAGGTGCTCCGCCGGCAGGCGGTACCCTTTCTGGAATTCAGCCACGGAGAGGTCCGGCCAGAAGCCGTCGTTCTCGATTGCTTGTTCCACAAAGGCGGTGGGTTTCCCGGAAAAGCTCATTGCTGGCCACTCGAATAGGGCGGGAAGCCTGTTTTCAGTGGGACGGTCCATAAATGGGCGGCTCACTTCCACAGGTCCCCGCTGGGGGGGTAGTCGGTTACTGGGAGGCCGGTGTGGCCTGTTGTTTTGCCAGTGCCTTACGGCACTTCTCGAGGCGGGTTTCGTTGCCGGCTTTCGAGTACAACTCGGTCGAGCGCTCAAGATGCTTGATCGCGGTTTCCCACTCCTGAGCGTCCTGGGCACGCATGCCGATCAACTTGTGGTACTTGCTCGGGATCTGTTCCGTCAGGTCCCATTCGCCGTCCACGCGAGGCAACAGGTCGGACAGGTACGGCTCCGGGCTGCGGGTGGCGTTGTATTCGGAGTAGGCCCACTCGATGACGGCATCCGCGACAAAGGTCTGGATGTCACGGCGCTTGAAGCGCTCCGGCATCTGCTGCCCCTGTTCGATCAGGAAATCCGCAAGCTCTAGGGCGTCGTCGAACTGGGCGGTGTCGAACAGCCAGACCATCACCTGCACCACAACGCGGTTCGGAAAGTTCAGCCCCGATTCGCAGTAGCGCTGGACGTAGTCCTGGTACTTGGGCAGCAGCTCCTCACGCTTGAGCGCCTGTTTGCTGGCCAGATTCTTGAGCGCGCTCAGGCGCTCCAAATCCACGTCCAGCGCCGCGTCCTGCAGCAGCAGGTGCTTGCGAGCATTGGCCGGGCTGCTCAAGGCATCGGCCGGGGTGTACGCCATGGCCGCACCCGAAAGGGCTGCAGCTACAGCGGTTACACCCAAGGCCAGGGTGCGGCGCTTGTGCGCCAGGGCCAGGCTCACGCCACGAGCTCCACGTTCTCGGTCAGAGCGATCTTCTCCAACTGCTCGATCACGTAACCTTCGTTGCGGCTGTTGTAGTCCTCGACGCGGGAGCGTTTCGGGTTGTCGACCGCCTGCTTGCGCCAGCTGGAGTCCTGGAAGTAGATCGACAGGTTGTCCCAGCTGGTGACCAACACAGCGTTGACCGGGAAGTTTGGAACACTGAACGAAGGCAGGCCGCCATAGGTCGCGATGACCTGCAGGTTTTCGATGCGCTCTTTTTCGGTCGGGGTGTCGCCCTGTTTGGTGTACAGCTTGGCCTTGTCAGCCGCCAACAAGTCGGAGCCGATGATCGCCACCAGGTCGCCGTCTTCGCGCAGGATCTCGTCGACCATCTGCTTGGTGTCGTGCACCAGGGCATCAAGGTTGGCGTAGTCACCACCGGCGCCCAGCTTGACCTTGCCAGCGGTGGCGCCCTCTTTGAGTACCTGCTGCGGGGCCTGCTCACGCAGTTGCTGCAGCCAGCCCTTGTTCACGTCCTGCAGCTTGGGGTTGGCCGCCAGATCGGTTTGCGTTGCCGCGTGGGTGCCGTGGAAGCCGATCACGATACGGTCCTGGGCAATACGCTTTTGCACGGCGGCCGAATAGCGATCCTGGAAGTCTGGAAACTTCGCCCAGGCGTCGATCTTGGCGTATGGCAGACCTACGTCGGACTGCGTGTCGCTCAGTTCGTAGGTGGTGTTTTCCAGCGCCGAAGCGTCCTTGGCTTCACGATCGGTAGTCTTGGTGTTGGTGCGGCCGGTAACAGGGCCGTTGACACCGATGAACACCTTTTCACCCTTGATCTCGCTGACCGGGACGACGTTGATGCGCTCCAGGAAGTCGGCCTTGGCGGTGATCGAGTCATTCAGCTCTTGAGCAATCGACGGTTCAACGCTGAAAGTCTTATTGGCGCGTTCAATGCCGTAGGTTTCGGCGATCGCTTCCTGCAGTTCAGCGTACTGTTTGGCGCCCTTGGCGCTAAGTGGCTGGCCCATGTCACAGCACCCGCTTTTTAGGAGTGGTCACAGGACCGGGGTTGCGTGGCAGTTGGCGACCGGTTGGGGTGTTCTGCAGCGCTGTGAACTGCTTTTGCAGTTTCTCCAGACTGGCCAAAACAGCCTTGTTGCCGGAGTTTCGGCTGAGGTTCTTTTCTTCCTCAGCGGTGGCAATGATCACGTCGACCGCACTTTGCACGTCGTCGACAGGCTCCTGCTCGATCTCGGGCACTACTTCAGCGAAACCGTCGACCAGGGCCTGCAGACCAGCAGTCACGATCAACTGCTGCTCAATCAGGGCCTGAATAGCCTTGGCTGTAGCTTCATCCATTGGGGGTTTGCTCTCTGTGGGGGATTGCGGGTTTGCGGGGATTTCTTCGATGCCGAAGCGCTTGAACAACCCCGTAAACGCGGTGAGCAGCTTCTGCAGTTCGCCTTGTGGCTGGGTGTCACGAAGAGAACCCAATTCAACCGAGGCGGCGTAATACGCGGTCTGGTTGGTTTTTCTGGAAAAATAGAGTTCCTGTGTGCCCAGGCTGGCCGGCTCGTCGGTGACTGCCAGACCGGTCAGGTAGGCTTTGCCACTGCCCGCGAAGTTCGGAGTGATCTCGATGCTGGTGAACAGCTTCTGGCCCTGGTCATTCAGGTACAGCAGTCGATCGTTGGGCTTGAGCTGGGCTTCCAGGGCAATTTGCCCTTCTTCCAGGTCGTCGCCCTCTTCCACCAAGCGCACGGCATACACGGTGCCGTGGGAACCAGACCAGCGTTCGTGGTCACACCAGATCACCGCCGTGTATTTGGACGGCTTGTAGGTTTCAGCGATGTCGCGCAGTTCCTGGGGAAGGATCTCGCGACCATCGGCGGTGGTGCCGCTGGTGGCGACACGTTTCCAGAACGAAACAAGGGAACGGGGCATGGGCGATAACTGCGCTCAATCGGTGATTTGAGCCGCCAAGATATGGAGCCGAACGCCCTCTAACAAACGGTTCAATTGCGCGTTTCTCCTAGATTCGCGATCTAGGTGAAACGCGGAATTTAACCCCGCGTTTTCGCTGTTTTCGCCGCATAGACTGCGGCCCATGTACTACTCGACCGAAGTTAAAGAAGCCGCCAAACGCCTGTTTCTGCGCCGCTGTAAGGCCAAGGAAATTCAGGCGCAACTCAACCTGCCCAACATCCGGATCGTCTATTACTGGATCCGCCAAGGCGGCTGGGAAGACATGCTGTCGGACGAAGAACCGCTGACCGCTGTCGGCCGGCGTATCACCCTGCTCCTGGACAAGGTCGGCAGCCTGTCAAAGGAAGATCTGAACGAGCTGGACCGGCTGACCGCCGTGCGCGAACGGCTACTGAAGCAAGCAGCCAAACCGCCGGCGGCGGAAACTTTTGGCGACGACCAGGGCGAGCCCTCGGAACCGCGCCAACGCTCGCGTGGCGATCGCCAAAGCCGGGGCGACAGTGGCGGCAAGAAACGGGAGAAGAAGGCCAAGAACGACATCAGCGGCCTGACCGAAGTCGACTTCTTGGATAAGTTCATCAGCAAGATGTACCGCTATCAGCAGGAGCTGTTCGCGGCCAAGCAAAACCCGCTGACCTGCCGGATCCGGAATATCCTCA